CTGGTTTTTCTACTAATTTCATATTGTTCTCCATATCCCAAGCAGAGCCAACAACCTCAGTTGTCATAACAAAAGTGTGACTCTGCTTAGACATAATCTATTTATTCAATATCTGCTATTGAAGCAAATGCTTGTGGCTTATATACAGCTAATGCATATCTTAATGAAGCCTTAACAGTAAGGATATCCTTACCAAAATCTCCATCAGCAGCAGAGTCAGAAATTTGTAATTCCATTCCTCTTCTAAAGACATGGTTAGCAGCCATTCCACCACCAAATTTTCCAATAAGAACATCAGAATCTTGTCCAACTGCAGATCCAATTTGTGTGGATTTTACTACAGGAACACCCCAAATAGTTGGGCTTCCTGATTGTGCAGCAGCACCAAGCATAAAGTTTTCATTGCCATCTACTTGTCCTGCAAGTGCTTCATAAGCACCTGGGCTCATAACCATAGCATCAGGGAAAAGTTTTCCATTTTCCTCAATATCTTTAATGCCCTCTAAGATTGCTCTTAATTTACCACCAACTGAGCTAGGATAAGTTCCTGCTGAGTAGATGATTTGATTTACATTTGTTGTTCCTAAAATACCTTGAATATTTGGGGAAACTCCATCTCCTCCAATAAATTCTTTTTCAAGTCTTTGTAGAACATGATTTGCTAATCTGCCATCAAAGTATGCTCTTGCACCTGCTTGATCTTCAAGCAACTCTGCTGTAATAGGCAAAGTTGTAATGAATTTTGCAACAGGAGCAGTTACAGCTGTATAGCTGAATGCATCTTCTGGAGCAGCACTACCCTCAGCAGTTTCAGCAGCATTATTTGTAGCTACTTCTCTGAGATAGTAGTAAGTTGTTTGATCTGTATTGATAGAATCTACTAAATCTAATACAGGATTTGGATCTGGCTCTATAGCAGGAATTACTTGCTGATAGATGGTATCTCTAGTCCATACTGAAGTTGTAACTGTTGTTTTAGCTTCAAAAGGAATATTTTTAATACCATGATCCACAAAGCTCTTGTAAGCATTTGAATCTATAAATTGTTGTCCAAGAGTTTTTGGCTCATCAACTTCTGGCTCTCCATAAACAGGCATTCCAGAAACTTTTTTAGATGATTCCAATTCTTCTTTATTAGCATTTTTCATCTCTTCATATTCTGATAATTCAGTAATTTTTGAGCCTAAGTCTGCTAATTCATCATTTCTCTTTTTGATTTCTTCTTTTTGATCTGAAGAAAGTTCTGACATATCTTTAATAGAATCAAATATCTTTGCAAGATCTTCTGATTTTTGAGCTTTTTCAGCTCTCATTTCTCTTAATGTTGCCATTAGATATTTCTCCTTATTTATTATTTTCTAATAAGTTCTTTTGAACTTCTAAGAATAGTTCATCATCTTTAACAGGATCATAACCAAATTGAGCTAAGACATCATCCAACTTTATATAAAGTGCATTCAATCCTGCTAAATAAGTTTGTATCATCTCTGTAGATTTTGAACTTAATGTCTTTTTTTCAGAGTGTCTTAGAGAAGCTAGATTCTCTATTCTCTCTGTAAATGCCTTAAGCTCCTCAAGAGAAGCCACAGCTTGTTCTCCAAGTCTCATTCCCTGTTGGGATGAATTGCTGATACCTGCATCAGTTTTACTTGAAACCTCTGGCTCTGTAGATTCAACCTGCATCTCTGCTTTGATTTCTTCATCTACAGGCTCTAAACCTGATTTAAGTGCTTGAACAAATGAGTTCTGTTGAGCACCTACTAGCACAGGAGAAACCTCCCATACTTTAACATCTTCTAATACTCTTACAGGAACTTCCTCTCCTTTAGAGTCAATATGTGTTCCTTTACTTGATTTCATTACCTGGAAACCATAAGAGAACTGTTGCATATCTTGCATAGCTTTGACTGTTTCATAAGCTTCTTTTCCTGCTTCTGTATCTAAGAAATAACCTTTAAAAACAGCTTTTTGATTATCTGTCTCTATTATTCCTCTGCCAATGACTTTAGACCAATCATGATTCCAAACTAATGGAACTTTATTTCCTGTATATCCTGATCTAAGAGCATTTGCTTTGGTTACATCATTATCACTATCAATAGTGTCAAATAATGAAAAAACTGCTTCTATATATCTTTTATCTCCCTCTTCTTTTAGCTCAATAGGAGCATTCTTAAAAGATAAATCTTCTGGCCTTTTTATTTCACTCATCTATTACCTCAATATAAGCTTCTGTACATCTGCAATTAGCTATCAAACTAATTGGAGCATTTGGATCTCTTGGAGCATCCAACTTAATTCCATTATACAGATAAAAACTGTTCAGAGGAACTCTTTGATTATCTAGCTCAAAGTGTGCTTCTCTAACAACTCCATCTCTTCTGGAAACCCATTCTTTTTCTAAAGTTTTACCTGTTGCTTTAGCAGCTCTTTGTTGAGACCAGGAGCTAACTTTACCAACTTCTGTTCTAGCTATATTCTTAGCTCTACCTAAGTTTTGGCCACCTAATACAGTATTAATTCTCTTTGCTAACTCATTAAAGAACTTCTCTCCCTCTGGAGTACCTGCAACAGGAGCAACAATTCCTAAATCTTCAAATTCTTTTAAGGTATCTGTAATGACTTTTGTTACTCTCTTCTTTGTTGTTGCATTTAAGTCATTCATAACTTTTTTAGCATTTTCCTGGATAAATCCTGCTGCTTGTCCATCTTGGAATACTGATTGAACTGCTGCAGGAACTTCTCTT